ATAACGTATAAATAGTAATATAAATACTAGAGATGTGGGAAGACGATTGTTGCTGAAGGGCGCACTTGTAAAAAAGACTCCCACATCTTTTTTTAAACAATCGGGCCCCTATGAGGGCTAAAAGGAGAAATAATGTCATTTTCAATAGATACCTTCACCTCTAAATTTCAACAAGGTGGAGCTTTAGCCAGTCTATTTAGAGCAAGGTGGGAATCCGCTAAAGGTTCTGGATCAACGATTGGTGATTTCGAATTTCTTTGTAAAGCTACTACTTTACCGGGAGATACAATCGATGTCGCTACAATTACATATATGGGAAGAGGTATAAACATCCCTAGTAATCGTGCCGCAACTCAGTGGACAACAACCATTTATAATGACGAATATATGGCAACTAGAAACCATGTTGAGAATTGGATGGAACAACTCAATTCTCATAGAAGTAATAAGAGAGCTGCTGGAATGCAGAGAATTCTTGATTATACAGGACAATTAAGTGTTTCTCAACTTTCTAAAATGGATTCAACTACAGAAACAAAAGATTATGTTTTTATGAATGCCTGGCCTTCTGCTATTAGTGAAATCGCAGTTGATTGGGAAACCAACGATATTCAAACCTATGACATAACATGGGAATTTGCTTATTGGAAGTCTGATAATTCTGCAGTTGGAATGGATTAATATATATTAATGAAGATTACAATTTTATATGGGAGTGGTGAAAACTGCTCCCATTCAACTTATTAGGAAAAATGTATGGCAATTGAATTATTTGGATTTTCTATAGGAAGAGTTGATAAGGACGAAAAGAATAAAAAATCTTTTGCACTTCCCGAGCCAGAAGACGGCGCACTTGAAGTCGGACCTGCAGGCGGAGCATATGGAACATATGTAGACCTGGAAGGTGTCGCTAAAAATGAAATAGAATTGATTAAAAAATATCGGGATATGTCTCAATATCCTGAATGTGACCAAGCTATTGATGATATTATCAATGAGTCTGTTGTTACGAATAGGGAAAATCAACCTGTCACGATCAATTTAGAAAAATCAAATCTATCTGACAACATCAAAGCAAGCATAAAGAAAGAATTTTCTGAAATAATGCGTTTGCTTGATTTCCGAAAAATCGGATATGAGATTTTCAGGAAATGGTATGTCGATGGTAGAATATATTTTCATATTATCATAGATAACAAGAACCCCAAACGTGGTATTCTTGAACTACGCCCAATAGACCCCCTAAAAATAAAGAAAATTCGTCAACCAAAACTTACCGATGGTCCTCAAGGAAAAATACTTGATACTTCTGGATTCCAAGAGTATTATCTATTTAATGAAAGAGGAATCACGGATAGAGTTGGTGGAAGCACAATTCAAATTTCTGAAGATTCTGTTTCTTATGCTCATTCCGGAGTACTGGATGCAAACAGAAAAACAGTCCTAAGTCATCTACACAAAGCAATCAAACCCCTCAATCAATTACGTATGATCGAAGATGCGGTGGTCATCTATCGTATCTCACGTGCACCTGAACGAAGAATTTTCTATATTGATGTTGGAAATTTACCCAAGATCAAGGCAGAACAATATCTTCGCGACATTATGAACAAGTACAAGAACAAGTTAGTCTATGATTCCCAATCCGGTGAAATCAAAGATGACCGTAAGCACATGAGTATGTTAGAGGATTACTGGCTTCCACGTAGAGAAGGTGGTAGAGGTACAGAAATTACAACCCTACCTGCAGGTGAAAATCTTGGGGAATTAGCTGATGTTGAATACTTTAAAACAAAACTTTACAAAGCACTCAATGTACCCCCTTCTCGTTTAGAGCAAGATTCTGGATTCATACTAGGACGAGCAGAGGAAATTTCCAGGGACGAAGTTAAATTTACCCGATATATTGAAAGATTGCGTTCGAGATTTCAAATTTTATTTGATGATATCTTAGAGAAACAACTAATATTGAAGGGGATTATTTCTACTCAAGATTGGTTATCAATAACAGACCGTATCACTTATGAATGGGAATCAGATTCTCATTTTAAAGAACTAAAAGATGCTCAAATGTTTAAAGAACGTTTGGAAATGGTATCAAATGATATGGGATTTAGTGAGGATATCATTGGTAAATTCTTCTCTCTTAATTTTGTGAGAAAAAATATTCTCAAGTTGTCACAAGATCAAATTGATGAGATGGAAAAAGAAATCGAAAGAGAAAAAGGAACAGGTGGAGGAACTGGTAAATTAGATTGGGAAATAGAATCAGAAGAACATGATCCCAAGAAAAATAAACCAGATTTGAAAATCATAAGTGGTTAAAATTTATAAATAGTATAAATATAATAGATATCTATAATTAGAGGATAAAAATGTCTGAAACAACAGCTACAGTTAGTGATATTATATCCATGTCCGTTGGTGGAGATGGTGCAGGAGTAAAGTCAGCAATCAATGATGTACTCCAACAAAAGATAATGGTCGCATTAGAAAATAAGAAAAAGGATGTTGCAAGTTCTTTTTTAACAAAAACACGCGAGAATTCTGAAGTTGTTACACCAGACGCAGTTGAAACTTCAACAGAAACAAACGAACAGGAAGTAGAAACAAGTTAAACTTTTTTAAACAAACCGTAGACAGACCCGAAAGGGCCGGAAAGTTCTGAGGAAATAACAAATGGCAGCAGAAACACAAGTACTAGTAGATAACGAAAAAAAATATATCGCGAAATTCTTTTCCGATGCATCAGAATCGGATGTTAAGAAAGTTGATATATCAACCCTTTCTTGGGCAAAACATACAATCACACTTTCTGGTGCTGCAAGTCCAAACTTTAAAATTGGTGAAGTATTGACAGTCGGAGCAGAGAAATATCTGGTCACGGGATTTACTGCAGGAGCATCAACGGTAGAAGTAGTTGGATGGGATAATACGAATAAAAAAGCAACCGCAATTGATGCAAGTTCATCTAATGGTGATGCCGTTTCGGGTGGAGTTTCTGGAAATAATACAAGAACGTATTCAAGTATCGCTGAACAAGATTTCAATGTTTTAGTTACTAAAATAATGTGGATATGTAATGGCCTACAAGTTGCAATTGAATGGGATGGTAGTGGATCAGAAGCATATATTGCGGAATTGATAGCTAATGGTATTTGGTCTATGCCCGCAATGGAATTGCCGGGGATAGGAATAAACGCAAGTGGTGATTCCGGCGATGTTTTAGGGGATATCCAATTTTCCACAACAGGTCACGCATCTGGTGATTCTTATACAGTCATAATGGAATTGAAGAAACAATCGGGTTATGATATTCCAGCATACGAACAAAATAATATACTTGGTTATCCGGTTGATTACTTACTAGGAAATTTCACATAATAGGAGAGATATGAAACTTATATGCGAACAATTAGAGGATGTAGAATTTATATGTGAAACTTCCAAAGCAGGGAAGAAGAATTATTTTATTGAAGGCGTATTCATGCAGGCCAATGTAAAGAACAGAAATGGCCGAGTTTATCCAAAAGAAATTCTGCAAAAAGAAACAAAAAGGTACGAGCAAAATTATATCAAACAAAACAGAGCATTTGGTGAACTTGGCCATCCTGACGGACCAACCGTTAATCTCGAAAGAGTATCACACATGATACAGGAACTTAACGAGGATGGAGACAATTTCGTAGGTCGTGCAAAGATTATGGATACACCTTATGGTAAAATTGTACAGAATTTAATAGATGAAGGTGCTCGTTTAGGCGTTTCATCTAGGGGAATGGGTTCATTAAAACCCATGGGCCGCAACGTTCAACAAGTTCAAGATGATTTTTATCTTGCAACTGCGGCAGATATTGTTGCTGATCCTTCCGCTCCAGCAGCATTTGTTAATGGTATTATGGAAGGAAAAGAATGGGTATGGGATAACGGAATTCTCGATGAACGAGTGGTTGCCCGAATCGAAAAAGAGATGAAAATAACTAATCAAAAGCAATTAGATGAAGTTCAACTAAAAGCCTTTGAAAGTTTTATGTCAAGCTTATAAAATTACTAAATAATAACAGTAAATACTAATTTAAATTAGATATAGGAGATTTAAATGTCTGAAGAAATTTTGGCTCAAGAGTCTGAAGAAACCGCAGAGGAAGAAATTATTGAATCCTCAGAACAAGATTCTTCAGATGATTTAATAGAAGAAACTGAAGAAG